ACTTGTTGTTGCATTTACTCCATCTAAATTCTATATCACGAAATCTCATCTTCCTCTTCTACATCAAGGTCTTTAAGATACTCAAAGTTCCAAGTGTGCTCACAGACACCAATATCAAATCCAAACTTATACGCCCAGAACATAATACTCAAGAGAGTTCCAGTTCCAGATTTGATTTGGATGTAAGGCCAACCAGCATAATCATTCCAAGAAACTGATGCTTGAAGAAGTGCCCATCGTTTTGTATGAAGGATTTGAACATAGTACTCTTCGCCATAATCACTTCTGTGTTTAAAAGAAATCAGTTTCATTGTTTTAGTTCCTCGGCAAGTTGAAGTAAGTCATTTTTATCCAATACGATAAGGTCATTTTGTGCCGTATAAGACCTTACATATTCAGCAGCAATTGAAAGAATAGCAGCAACCAGTTTCTCTTCGGTATCAGCACCTTGATTATTTCTCTGGTCCCACACAGCACTCATAAACTCTTTTGCTCTATCGCTCATTGACCTTCTTCCAGATTGGTCAGTTCCTCTTCACTCAACACGGTTCCCATTGGACCTTTAGGAGATTTCATCAGTCGGGCAATCTCTTCATCACGCACTTTCCATTCCTGAAACTTATCTTCAAGGTCTTCATCCATTGTTAGTTCATATTCCCTACAAACCTTACGTTGTTCCTCTTCATTCACATAATCATTGAATACCAATGACATAGCACCAGAGCGAATACTAGCGGGGCACATACCAACACAGAGCATGAACTTCTCAAAGAGTTTGAAATACTGCTTTGCGTTCAGATCCGCAGCAGGAGCACTAATCACATAATGCTCTTCTGGGATAAAATCATCAGCATTAAATGAAGAACTATAACTAGGTGTCCAGGTTGCGTCAAACTTGAATTGAACTTCTGCGTTGTAAGTCATTGTGAAGGTGTTTCAATACACATACTATAAAACCTCTTGACCCGAAAGTCAAGAGGCAGTGGACAGACTTTAAACTGGTTATGCTGCTAATATGCTCCTACAGATACGTTTACATTCCTGTTGATCGTCATCACACTCAATCATACAATTAAAATAGTCATTCATCAGTTCATGTTGATCAATAAATTCATTTACAGATGGTTCAAGTTTTTTCCACGCTGCCAATTGATTGAAAGAAATTAAGTTGTGCATAATAACCTCCATGCACAAAGAACATCATAACAAAGTTGATTTTGGGTTCATAGTGCTCTCACTCATATATTGTACCACTATCTAGGAGTTTTGTGTGAGTTTCTTAACACAACTTAATCACGCTGCTTCCAGTCTCCTTCATTATCACGACTAAAGAAATCTACAATATCATCAGCACTTTCAAATCTGCTGCGGTGATTTGATGGATCAGGATCTCCAAGATCCAAAGCATTCATGAATCCATCTAAACTATCTTCAGTCATTTCTGGATTTGCTGCTTTACGGCGCGATTTCCTTAAAATTGTAGCTGCAGACCTATTAGAACGAGCAAGTTTTTCGCACCAAACCATTTCCTCCAAACTAACTTCTTGGTGTGTCTCAATACGATTACAAATTTCTTCTAATTTCATTCTGTAATTATGAGATAACATAAAATAGTCCTATTTTCTGTATTTATTCTAGTCTTTTTCTTTTAGAAGTGTCTATATTTTTTGCTTTTTGATAATTTGTAAGTGCTCCCGCATTAGTAATATGACCAGTTTCTAGGCACACCCATTTTTGAGAGATTGTTAATTTCCCTGCTACTTTTCCACCTTTAACTGCATTAATTCTTTTTTCCTCTTCTGTCAGATTAAACATACCAGAACCCAGTTCTTTTGCTCTATTTCCTCCTTTTTTACCAGAAATTTTACCATATTCTATTCGTTAAGGTAGTTCATTTCTATTCTATTGGTACTGCATTAATATTTATAACAGAAAAGGTGCCCGAAAGCACCTAATCTTTTGTCTGTAGAGAATTGCAGTACCAACAGACATCATTATTTATTCTTCTCTTCAAACTCTTTCATCAGTTCTTCTGCCATTTTCATAGAACGACGATGCATTGAATACCGTGTCCAAGGTGTCTTTGGATTGTTGATTAACCACCACTTAAACACCAAAAACTTATTTGTGATGATTCTTATCATATAATAAAAACCAGCAGCAGCACTTTCATCAGTTACGATGAAATATGCTACTACTGCAAATACAAGAAACCAAATATAATAATTCATCGTCTTATAGTTTTAAGATATTCTAGCACATGTTCACGAACTGCCATGAGTTCGTTATAACACTTTTGATTATGAGCACACTGTCTCAATTCATGATCTGGTTTATGTACTGATTCAATAAACAAATCAAGTCCACGATTCCATTTAATGTCTTGGGATTCTTCCATGATTTTAATGCGATTTTACTATTTAATAATCACAAGGAACTCGTACAATTTCCGTCCACCTTCTTACATATCCAGGTCTCCAATAATTACCTGGCACATATTCCTCATGATAAACACGACGATCACACATAGGAATATAACGTCGTTCATAAACAGGACGCTCATATGTAAAAGGTTCCCAAAATTCCTTCCAAGTAATTGCCTCAGCAGATAATGGAAGGAAAGTCAGGAACAATAAAGGCAAATATTTCATTTAGCGTCTTGTTTAACTATAACTGGGCAGAATGGAATTACCTTACGAATTTCTTGAATTATTTCTATTTTTTGAACTTCATTCAACCCAACAACCCTTTGTATTCTTTGAATAACACTCAAAGCTTGTGAGCAAGTAATAATGGTTGATGCTGTTAGAACAACCATAGTAGTTCCTATTCTACTACTATTTAATGTGGTTTATATTTTTTTAAGAATCAATCCCAAGAAATGTTTTGAACATAAAATGAGGGCATCACTTCTGTCCAAGCACCATTTACTTCATTACCACCAACCTTATACTCCCACTTATATTCAAATTTATTATGACTATCCCAAGTCATATACCCCTGTTCTTTATCAAAGCGACCTTTGATTGTAAGTCCGTGTTTATTGGAGAAGATATTGCGAGTGCGAAGTGCTCCACCTTTCTCACGAGTTTCAATCACAACACAGGTATCGGGATAAGTTTGAATACCTGCCTCCAAGAGACAAGGAGTTTCATAACGAAATGGGCGATAGGTTTTAGTCTCTTGAGCAAAAGCAGGAGAAGAGAACAAAAGAGAAACAAGAATCAGAAGTTTTTTCATCCAACAACCCTCCAACAAACAACGGCGTTTCCTTTTTTTACAGACTCAATGTGAGCAAAAGCAGCATAAGAAAGATCCAAATCAGCATGAGAGTAGGGTCCACGATCGTTAACCCTTACGATTACTTGTTTGCCGTTGTCTTGATTTGTGACTCTAATTTTACTTCCCATAGGCAAGTAAGGATGAGCAGCAGTCCAACGATAAGCATCAAATCGTTCTCCATTAGCAGTGCGTTGACCATGGAATCCATCACCAACACCATAAAAGGTGCTGATACCACAAGTAAGACCAGCAATCAATCCAATCATTTAACAATCTCCCAGTGAGGATCATTCTCTTTATTCAACCAAAAGCAGTAGCAACGATTGATAGAAACTACAAACAGTTGTGTAGCAGTTTCTTGCTCTACTTCCATTGCGTGAAGTGAACTCATTTGGTTGATAAATCTGTTCTTAGCCTTTGAACTCTTTGGTTGAACGTTGATAAGGTTTTTCTTGAGTTTCATTGTGTTTTTAAGAGTGTTTAGATGATGGTCATCAAACCCAACAAAGGTAGTCTACATGGATTGTTGGGTGTCTGTCAAGTGGTTTAGGAATTCCTCATAGAGGACTTGTTCCATTTGAAATGCTTGTACTTCCCATGGTTGTTCAGAATAGTCTGTGAGAGAGTGGTCTATGCCCCTCCAGTGCCTCTTTCCATACTTATCCCTAAGAGCCCCCATAACGTGCTGATAGACGTGCCAGAGTTCGTGTAAGAGCACTGTGGTGTAATCTTCTGGATTCATTTGATTGTGCAATTCAATTTCAAATGAACGTGGACGATAATCACAATCAGTCACAGCAACCCAACCCCAAACTCCTTCGCGCAACATTCCTCGATGATTGACAACAATTTCAAGTTTATAACGTGGAAGTTCTTTAGTGATGAACCATTCAACGATTTTGGTACAACGTTTCTTGCTATAATTGTACCCAGTAGTATATAATGTGAGCATCAGAATAATGCATTCAAAACTGCTTCAGTAACTTTTGTTACCCAGTGAATCATCCACACCAGGGATCCAAGAAAAAGCAGTCGATCTAGATTGGAGTACCTCATTGGTTTCGTTCTGTACTCGCATACTATAAAACCCACCAAAATCGATTTAGTGGGTCAGTGTGCCAGTTTTTAAAGTGTCTTCACAATGGATGATCACCATTTTCTCTTCGTATTTCAGAGGTCTTTTTTGCAGTTATCTTATAGTCCTCACCAAGTATTTCTTTCAGTATTTGGTCAAGTAATTCACCAGCACCTGCTCTAATCAATGTTCCCTGCAACTCAATATGCTCCAAAGGCAAACTATGAAAAATGTGATCGCTGATGTACTTAAATCTTTCCTCATCACTCATCTGTTTTGTGAGTCTTTCCGCAACTTCAAGTCTTAGGACTGCAAGTTGTTCATAAGTCAAAAATGGAAAATCATTGACATTATAAGAAACTGGAGAAACAATATCATTCTTATTCATTGCTAAAAGAAATTAAAGTTTACATTCATCCTACACTGGGAATCAGTGCAAGTTGTACTATGATGAGGTTTATGAGGTTCAAATAAAAGTAATCTGTTTTCTACTGATTGAACTTCTGTACCATCTTCAAGAACAGTTAATCCATCATTAGTATTCAAATAAAAGATAGCACCACGATGTTCAAAGGGGAAGTCGCAATGGTCATTATGATGTATGAGTTTTTCTGTTGATGTATACAAATTACCTTTAACTCTCATTAATGCTTTCACATTAATCTTATTCAAGATTGGAGCAAAAACTGGACAAAACTCATCAGCATGAAATTTATTATAAAAAGTATGAGTAAAATAATAAGATCCCATAATAGTATCATCACTGTCATTTAATGATGATACCACTGGAGTAAAATTCCAGGGAAATCCTGAATTAAACAGGATTTCCCTGATTGGTTTTAGTTCATCCTCAGTGAGAACATTATCTATAATTTCAAAAGTCATTTAGTCATTCTGCTGGTTCTTCTGGTGCTGGAATTGGAGATACTACCCAATTGCCAACTTCTTCATCCCACTGACAGATTTCAGTTTCTGAGTCAAAAGTTGGTCGTGCTGGTGCTGGAGTCCATCCAAGTGCTGCAAGTTCAGTATCCGGAAGAACTCTTAAATCAAATCTATCTTTAGTGTCACCAGAATCTACAGGATACCAAGGAAGTGGTAGAATTGCATAAAGATATTTGCCTTGATATACATAAGAACCAAGGTTCATTTCATCCACAGGAATATTTGGTGGACTATAT